GACCTTTACAAGAAGATTGAGAAGATCCGGTCAGACAACGAATGGATCGAGAAGGCAAAGCGGGCCGTGGCCGGCCGGGACAACAAGGTGCGGAGCTTCCAGGCAGACTACGAGATCGACAAGTCAGCGATTGACAAGGACACATCCCACACACGGACGAACCTAGAGAAGCAGATCGCAGAAGCCCAGAGCCGAATCAAAGCCATGAAAAAGGACCTGGAAACGCTGGAAGAAAAGAAGGCCAGCCGGCTCAAAATGGCCAAGAAAGACTACGAGTCCAAGGTGGCCGCGTTTGATGGCGAGGTGAAGCAATACGAGGACCTGGCCAAGAAAGAAACCACCGGGTACGCTGACCTGCAGGCCGAAGCCGAAAACGCAGAAAAGATGAAGTCGTTCATCAACGAATACAACCGGATGCTGGAGCTCGAGAAGGACGTGGTCAACCTGCGCGGGGAAGCGGAGAGCCTGACAGCCAAGATCGAGAAGGCCCGGACGCTCCCAGGCGAGATCCTGGCCAACGCGAACATCCCGATCGAGGGACTAGAGATCAAAGACGGCGTCCCGCTGATCCACGGCCGGCCGGTGTCCAACCTTTCAGAAGGCGAATGCCTGGAGCTGTGTGTTGACGTAGCAGTCCAGCGCGAAGGATCCCTAAAGCTCCTGCTGATCGATGGGATAGAGAAACTCCCCACCCAGGACCGGACCAGGATGTATAAAAAGCTGAAAGCAAAGGGCGTTCAATTTGTCTCGACGAGGGTAACGGATGACGACAAGCTGACGGTGGTAGAATTATAATTATTAAATTGAATTAATAGAGAGTGTGGGTATACTTAAAAGCATACCCACCAACGGCCGGCAAGGGCCTAAACAAAGGAGATTCAAATGGCACAAGAAGTGGCAGTATTACCAAAGGGGGAACTGATCACCCAGGTCGGTCAGAAGCTCGAAGCAATGCTTCACGAACAGCTCAAAGCGTTTCCCAAGGATTTTAATGAGACGCGGTTTCTACAGAACTGCATCGCGGTCCTGGCAGATACAAAAGACATTGAGCTCTGCCGGCCCATGAGCGTGGTCCGCACCCTGATCAAGGGAGCGTACTTGGGGCTGGATTTCTTCCGCAAGGAATGCTATGTGATCGTCTACAACGTCAACGCCGGGACCAAGGACCGGCCGGTGTGGGTAAAGGACGCGCAGTTCCAGACGGATTATAAGGGCGAGATCAAGCTGGCAAAGACATACGGCAAGGGCATCCAGGACGTATACGCCAAGGTTGTCCAGGAAGGCGACGATCTGGAGATCGCGATCAAAGACGGTCGGCAGATCGTAAACTTCCACCCCAAGCCGTTCAATGACGGGAAGATCATAGGGATCCTCTCGGTCATCGTTTTTGAGAACGGGACTACCAAATACGAGACCATGAGCGTCAAAGAGATCGAGGAAACCCGGAAGAACTACTCCAAGTCATCGGACGGCCCGAGCTGGATCAAGTCCTGGGGCGAGATGGCCAAGAAAACGGCCCTGCGACGGTCAACCAAGACGGTGGACCTGAACTTCGACAGCAAAGAGCAGAAGGAAGCCTACGATGACGGCGGCCCAGGTGAGATCGAAGGCGCGCAGACCCCAGAGCCAAAGCTGGTGGCCGATCCTTTCGCCAAAAAGCTGGACGCGCCAAAGCCGATCATTGAAGACGCCCAGGTTGTCGATCAGAAAGAGTTCTGCTCTAAGACGCACCCGGATTATGATCTGGTTATGGCGCTTCATAAACAGCACAGTTCAGAGGAATTGTGGCAGATTGAGGTCAGGATCAAGGAATCCAGGGGGCAAGCGTGATATCGGTTGACATAGCTAAGGGGGTTTGCTAAAATGACAGGCATGAAGAAGTTTTCTAAAACATATTTCCAAGAATGTGGGCGCCTCGGCGGTAAGACGCGCTCCGAAAGGAAAACAAATGCCTGTAGAAAAAACGCAAGGAAGCCTCGCAAGGAGATTGAATGATTAAATTAACCCAAGAAAACTATTTTTCACCAGAAGCGATGAAAGAGTTTTTCTCGGTGTCTCAGTATAAAACATTTGCCGGTTCAACGGGCCAGGTCGGGTGTGAGGCTCGCGGCATGGCTGAACTGCGTGGCGAGTGGAAGATGGAGTTAACTCCGGCGCTCCTAGTGGGAAGTTATGTTGATTCGCATTTCGAAGGAACGCTGGATATTTTCAAAGCGCAACATCCCGAAATACTAACACAGAAAGGAGAATTAAAAGCCGAATACAAACAAGCTAATGAAATCATCGGCAGGATCGAAAGAGACCCGTATTTTATGATGGTTATGTCAGGTCAGAAACAGGTAATAATGACGGCCGATGTTTTCGGGGTACCGTGGAAAATCAAGATGGATTCCTACCACCCAGGCGTTGCGATAGTTGACCTGAAGGTAATGAAGGCGATTCGGGACAGCTTCTGGGTGGCTGACACAGGGAGAGTTTCTTTTGTGGAATACTGGTCCTACAACATCCAAGCCGCGATCTATCAGAAGGCGGTCCAGGTCAACACCGGAAAACAGCTTCCGTTTCTTTTTGCGGTGGCATCCAAAGAAAAAGTGACAGACATCGAGGTCGTAGGAATCGACCAGCAAGCAATCGATCACACGATGAGCCTGATTGTGACCAACATTAACCGGATCAATGACCTTAAACAAGGCCGGGCAGAGCCGAAGCGATGTGGGTTGTGTGATTGGTGCCGGCAAACCAAGGTCCTTACAGGGCCGGTGCATTACAGCGAATTAATCTTTAAAATCTAAAGGAGGCTTATGAAAGACGGTGGTTTTGCTTTTCCTTGTCCAGCGTCAGCAGTCATTGTTCCGAGTGGTCAGATATCTGGAACGACCGGGACGGATGGGATGAGCCTGAGGGATTACTTCGCAGGACAAGCTCTTCTAATGATGCGGGTAGGCGATGGGAACTTTCCTCGTGAATAAGCATCGGAAGCATATGTAATAGCAGACGCAATGATTCTGGAGAGATCGAGGCAGGAGAAACCAACAACAGGAGAGGCAGAGAAAGTGTGAAGATTACAATCAAGGACGGGATGATTTTATCCAGCACAAAGAAGTTCACGGACAAAAAGGGCATTGTCACGCTTCAGTTCGCTGATTTTATCGCCCAGGCGAACGGGCTTACGAACGCCGAGAACTTCACCAAAAAGCACAACAGCCGGACGTTTGTGCTGGATAAGGAATTCAATATTGTCGAGGAAGTAAAAGGCGATAAGTCCATGCCAGCCAAGGTGCGCCTGGCGGGGACCACGAACGCCAACGGAAAGTATGTTTTCACCGATGAAGACATGAAGGTCATCGCCATGGGCCTGGCCAATAAGCAAATGGACAAGGGAATGGTCGAGGACGAAAAGAGATCCGTAATGAGCAGTTTTCAGGACCGCCTTAACCGGATCATCGCGGATATCAATAAGCTCACCCGGACCTACATCGACGGGTACGAGTACCGCGACTTTAAATGCCATGTCGAGATCGACTGGGCGGCCAATACCAAGAGCTACATCGCAGTTGATGGCGGCGCGGTGATCTCGGTCCGGGCGCTGGATCCTTCCGACTACCAGCTCAACCTGGACATGGAAGAAGCTATTAAAAAAGACGATGACAAAAAGAAAGAGGAATAATATGGTTTATATTTTTTATGTTCTATCAGCGGTAAGTTTTTGTTGTTTTTTAGATGGGATCATGCACTCAACAAACATCATGCAACAGGCGGTCGGCGTCCTTTCGCTGATCGCGGCCGGCGTCTTTGCCGTCGGTGGAATGACCGCGCACATGCTGACAAAAATCTTTATGAAATTAGATTGCATTGAAAAGAAGTCTGTGGATAATTGAAAGCGTAACAGATTCACGCCGCGAGAACGGCGTAAAGAGATAAAAACATGGCTAACAAAATAAGCACACAACAGGCCGATGCATTAAAAACACATCGGCCTTTCTTTATCCCCGGGCTGGTTCTCGCCAGCGGCCGTTCCGTTAGTCGGTCGGCCAACCGGGGACCTTTTTATTTTGGAGAGACTCATGGCCAATGATCCTTATTATTTCACGCATGACGCGAACGCAGCAAGCGATCCAAAAATCAAGGCCATGATCAGAAAGTACGGGTGCGAAGGATACGGCCGATATTGGATCGTAATAGAAATGTTGCGCACCCAGGCCGGATATAAGATCGAAGACAAGCCTTATAATTGGGATGCACTTGCAGAGCAAATGCACTGCACATCAGATGCACTTGCATTATATATTAAAGATTGTATAGGCGTTTTTGAGCTTTTTATCCAGGATGAGGCCGGATTCATTTACTCACAATCCCTGCTTAAAAGAATGGTACACCTTGATGGAGTAAGAGCACAGAGGGTAAGAGCCGCAGAAGCAATGCATAAGATTCGTAGGGAAAAGGAAGACGCATGGAAAGAGTAGATGCACAAATCAACCTATTTACTTATAAACTAAATAATCGTATGCACAGCACCGCACGTGCACCGCAGAGCAAATGCACTGCATATGCAGGAATTAAGAAAGATCAAAAGAAAACCTTCTCACAACTGGCCATTGAAGCGGCCACAAAAGACGGGAGCTGGGGATGAAAGACCTAAAGGCAGAATTTGAGCAGTTTCACAAGGAAAACCCGCACGTCTATGAGCTTTTCAGGAGATTCACATATCAGGCGATCGATGCTGGCCGGCGCGACTTTGGTGCCAAAGCGGTGATCGAACGGATCCGATGGAGCGCGATGGTGGATACGCGGGGAGAGATTTTCAAGATCAACAACAACTACGCTTCTCGATACGCAAGAAAGTTTATGGAAGATCACCCGGAACACGCCGGACTGTTTCAAACAAGAAAGTCGATATTTGACGGAAAGGTGGAGACGTGTGGATAATACCCAAAACATTATTAGTTTCTGCTCTGGATACGGTGGGCTTGATCGAGGAATTGAACTCGCAGGAGTTAAAACTCGAACAGTCGCTTATGTGGAGATCGAAGCCTTCGCTATTACGAACTTGGTCGCAAAGATGGAAACGGGTTTACTGGTTCCAGCTCCTTTGTGGACGAATCTTAAAACCTTCCCGCTGGAACGATTTTCTAGACGAGTACACGGAATCACTGCCGGTTATCCCTGCCAGCCATTCTCCTGTGCAGGGCGCAGGGGGGGGCAGATGATCCAAGACACCTATGGCCTTTCATCAAAAGGGCAGTATCAGTTATTCGACCACAGTGGTGCTTCTTTGAAAACGTCGAAGGTCACGTCACGCTTGGACTCTCCACAGTCATCAGCGATCTGGAAGAACTGGGTTACAAAGTTGAGGCTGGATTATTCTCAGCGGCAGAAGTCGGGGCTCCGCACAGACGAAAAAGGATCTTTATCTTGGCCAACGCCGGAGGCGTTTACACAGAGAGGACCTATTCAAACGGAGTTCAACCCGGAGAAGGGATTCACCAGTTATCACGGGGGGGTAAAACACGGGGCGAAGATAGCGGATGCCGTGAGAGTGATCGACCAATGGCAAACTCCGTCAGTATCAACCGGAGCGCATCGCCAGAAGAACGGGGACATGACAAAGAAGCTGGACGGTCAGGTGAAGACATGGCCGACGCCATCGAGTCGAGATTGGAAGAACACGCCGGGGATGGCAACGGAAGCGGTGAATGCAGACGGATCCAAGAGGGACAGAACAGATCAGCTGGCGCGAGCCATTTACAACGATGGCCAGCCGTACCCGGATCAGAGCAATACAAATGGGAAGCGCCGCGGGTCACTCAACCCGGATTGGGTAGAAAGTTTGATGGGATTGGAAAAACATTGGACAACTCCAATGGGTATGCTATAATTGATAAAACCCATAAGGAGAATGTCTATGAAAATAAACAGCATACGGAAACAGGCGAACAGGAGTATCCCGGCGACACAATGCGAGAAGTGCGGTTCGACGGAGAGATTGCAACGACACCACGAGGATTATCGGGAGCCAATGAATGTTGTGATTCTATGTCAGACTTGTCACAAGAATCACCATGTGAAGAACGGAACTTGGGGGTCGGGAGCGAAGAAATTGAAGGTATGTGTAATATGCGGAACTGCGTTTACTTTAGGACATCCGAGCCTAAAGACTTGCTCCAAGGAGTGTTTGACTGTGCTTGGTCGCAACAATGCAAACAAAAGGTGGCATCCTTGCGCGTAGACCGCCTTAGGCTCCTGGGCAACGGAGTCGTTCCACAGCAAGCCGCAAGAGCATGGGAAATCTTAAACGAAAGGATGTGCCATGGCAATCTATACGCCCAGTAAATCCGGTGATGCCATGGGCGGCCTTGCGTACAAGCGCATGAACCGGTCCGAGCGCCAGGCATACGCGATCGCGAAGCAGGCCGAGGAAGAACGGGAGACCAACCAGGATTATTACAAGACAAAGCGCCTGGCATCGAAGTACGAGGAGACGGTGAGAAAACAACGAATAGCGGCAGGATTGGAGGCTTAAATGGCAAAAGAGCAACGATTTGTGTTCACCAGGGAGATCTTCGCCAAGAGCGAGAAAGAGGCTCGCAGGATCATGGATGAGCTTATGTGGGCCGAGGTCAGGGCCAGCGAACGGCCGGAAATGACATTTTTTAAGGTCCATCAGCACAACGGAACAGGATGCGGCCTTTGTTGTTTGACATGCGATCTGATGGATAAGTATTGCAAAAAGCTATTCAAGAAGCCCCAGGGGGCCAAATGAGCGCCGAATCAGCCCAAATGGCGTACGAAGCCCGCAACAGCAGAAAAAACACCGGGACGGCCAAAGCCAAGGCCACGCTCAAGGCTTTATTTGCCATGAAGCCAAAGGATTTGACATGTGGAAGACGGCCAAAGCGAAACTCTCACGCCAGGTTCAAGACCGTTATGGTTCCAAAGTTCAGTAAAGACGCAAAAAGACCATCGTTAAAATTAGGGGAGGAATAAAATGGAGAACAGGTTCTGTGAGATGAAGCTAAATCGGATATTGGAAAAGGCGTTTTTAAGCAAGCAGGCGGTCCTGGAAGCTCTGGACGAATGCTACCGCCACGGCCATGCCATGGGATACAAGTCCGGGCATACGGATGGATACGCCAGGGGCGTCAATGAAGCAATCACGATCCCGAAGGTGAAGGTGACGCTATGATGCAAGAGATCAAGATGACCATCCACATGATCCCGGTGGCCAAAGGCAGGGCCAAGAGATCCAGGACCGGGATCGCGTACATCCCAAAAAAGACTAAGGATGCGGAAGGAAACATCCTGGCCCAGGCGATCCAGCACAAGCCCGCGCAACCGTTCGAGAGCCGAGTATCAATGCAGGTGGTGTGCTTTATGCCGATCCCGGCCAGCATGCCAAAGCGCGAACGCCCGCTGGCCGATTCAGAGGATATGATCCACACAAAGCGCCCAGATCTGGACAACCTTCTGAAGACGATATGCGACAGCATGAATGGCGTCTTTTGGAAAGATGACTCCCTGCTTTGGAAGATCAACAGCGAGAAGCGGTACTCGCCAAACCCAAGGATCGAGGTACAGATTTATGGAGAATGAAAAAAAGGCACTCGGTGCGGAACGGGGGTCGAAATGAGATGGCAATTATGTCCAAAATGTACTGGTCAAGGCAAAGTTTCTAAACCGCCGTATGTGGCTGGAGATGTACAGCAATGGTGTTCATCCTCTACATCGTTTGTATGCGATATGTGCAATGGTCAAGGTAAGATTTTAGAACCGGAGTTGAGTGCGGAACGGGGGGATAGGGTATGAAAGTTATCGAACAAGACAGGTTGTATTTTATCTGTGTCAATGGTGTTCCGTGGAAGAAGCTGTGGAATACCGAACGCTCTGCCGTGAATTATTCCCATAATCTAGCAATGGATTATGACGGATTTAAGGATGGAAACGGGAATTTCAAAGAGCAGGTTATTGATGTTCGGTTCTTTGACGCTCTTAAATGTTTAAAGGTATATTCAGCCAAGAATACGAAAGAAAAACGGAGGATTAAATAATGTTACCACAACAGCCAAGCGAAAAAGAGTATCAGCACATGTATGGTTCAACCACAGAATTATGCACTCACAACACAACTTATCCGGCGTTGGCTGGCATTAAGTGTGCAATGTGCCATAAGCTGATTACTCCAGTTGAACGACCTTTGCCAGATGACGATGGCGGTATGCAAGATGAAGTCGACCTATTACGCCGTCAGCTTAAAGAAGCGGAATTTTTTTATAACGAGAAGAAAGACATAATTGAAGCAATGGAGCGAGAATATGAAGAACTGGAGTTTGAATGTAGCGAGTTTAAAGGAATAGCGCACAAGTATGAGCGTGAAATCTAACGTCTAAAATCTTACTTCGGGAAGATTAAGTCCTTGCTTGTCCCTGTTCTATGCGACCCAGAAGGCTATGTTTCTATACACGGCAGTAATTCCGATAAAGAGGAAATACAAAAAGCCTTGGCGATACTGGAAAGGGAAGCTTGAACCGTGAGATGTCCATACGGTATGGAACAAGGACGAGCTATCCTTGTAGACGGTTCGAGTCCGTCCTCAATGGTTCGTATTTTAAATAAACGGAGGTCAAATGAAAGACAAAAGAGAAGTCGAATGCCCGTTCTGCGGTGAAGGTGGCTTTGACTTGGTTGGTCTTAAAATTCACCTGACGGCTTCTGGATGGTGCAATGTATTTGAGAACCTAAATATTCTTTCGTTGGGTGGTAAAACAATTCGGGGTGAAAGATGAAAGACAAAAGAGAAGCGTTAAAGAGAGAGGTCAATGATGTTTACTGGGAAGGGTATCCAGAGCCAAAGTTAGGAAGTTTATATGCTTATTCAATGCAACACCAGCATCGAATTGGTCGCATTGCCGACTTCATCCTCGCCCGTGAACGCTCGATGCGGGAGACGATGGGGAAGGTGAGAGAGGTTTTGGAAGCAGAAATAAAAGAGCAATTAACTTGTCCAAGAGGACTGATGGACGAAATTCATTCATTAAAAGTTTGCTTAAACAAGGCACTCGCCCTTCTGAACGAAGCGGAGGGGAATGATTCCCATCATTATAAAGTTATTGACGGCCATGCCAGCCCGATCGGTGGATTCCAAGGACAGGACCCGTGTGAGGTGCCACAATGAAAAGAGTTTTTGTCTGCTCACCATTTGCAGGCGACATAGCAGGGAATGTGCGCAGGACCATTGAATACTGCCGATATGAAATTATCCAAGGCAACGCGCCGTTTGCCCCGCACTTGCTATATCCACAGATGCTTTGTGAATGCGACCCGGAACAGCGCGAGACCGGGATCCGACTGGGCCTTGAGATGCTAAAGGTATGCGACGAGCTCCATGTTTACGGCGACAGGATCAGCGCCGGGATGGCGCGTGAGATCGCCGTCTGGCGCGAGATGGGACAAACACCAATGATGTGCTCGGTCCTGGTGCTGATAAGAAAAAGAGAAATGAATTTGACATAAGACAAAATCGTTCTAATCTAAAAACAGAAGCATTACCAAGGAGATAGGTGAATGCAAATCGTTGACGTTGACATTACAAGCCTTAAGCCCGCCGAGTATAATACCCGAGAACACAGCAAAAAGTTCAAATGTGACGAATGCGGCAAGGTTTTTGGTTTCTGTGAAAGCACGACGAGGTTTAAGCTGGGACGAAATAAACACTTTTTTTGTTCAAAAGAGTGTAGTTTTAAATATCACCGGCAGGCGGTTTTTCACACCATTTGCACCACCTGCAATAAAGAATTAGAAATTCCCCAATACAGGAAAAAGGAAGGACGCAAATATTATTGTTCGCGGGAGTGTCGAAAAACATCCGTAAGCATTCTATGCCAAGGATGTGGAGAAATCTTGAAGAAAAAACCATCTATAATTAAAACGAACAATTTTTGTTCAAGAAAATGCATGGGTGAATGGCAGAGCGAAAACCTTGTTGGTTATAGAAGCCCATCATGGTTGGGAGGGTGTGAAAAGTATTACGGATCAAATTGGGTTAAACAGGCGAGATTGGCAAGACAGCGTGACGAGTTTATTTGTCAAAAATGCGGTATATCAGAACTTGAGCTGGGCAAGAGCCTAGATGTTCATCATAAAACACCTTTTCGGATTTTTGGTGTTAAAAATTGCAAAGAAGCAAACAATCTTGATAATCTCACCTGTCTTTGTCCTTCCTGTCATAGTTCTATAGAGCCAAGGAAAAGATCATGATCGTAAAGCGATATGCCGACTTCTGCATCAAAAACGGCCGCAAATGGTGCGTTTTGCGAAATAATGTGGACATTTCAAGCGAATACGGTTCACAAAATACAACAGACATACAGGAGTAATATGAGCGCCGAAGACATTGTAAAGACCCAATTCAAGCCAGGTCAAAGCGGAAACCCCAAAGGAAAGCCAAAGGGAGCAAAGAGCTGGTCCACGCTTTACAAGAAGGCACTCAAGTATAAAGTCGATGCCACGGACCCCAGGACCGGCACAGCAAGAAGAATGACGCTCCAGGAGGTCGTTGTCCTGTCAATGGTCCAACAGGCCGCCAAGGGCAACGTGAAGGCCGCGGCGCTCATAACAGACCGCATGGAAGGCAAGGCAGTACAACCCGTGTCTGGGCCAGATGGCGAAGCAATACCAATGACACCACCCCAGATCATCTTCCAGGCCGTGGACCCGGAACCGGAAAGCGCAGATGCATGATCATCCAAGTTCCCAGGAAAGTCTTTCCGATACTGAAATCAACGAACCGATACCAGGTTTTACATGGTGGCCGGGGTGGCGCGAAGTCTCACACGTACGCGAAAAAAGCCATCATCGAAACCGCATTTCAGCCGTTAAGGTTCCTGTGCACCCGCGAGATGCAGAACAGTATAAAAGATTCAGTCCACAAGCTATTAGTTGACCAGATATGGGAGCTCGGGCTCCAACGGTACTTCAAGATCTTTGACAACTCAATCACCAGCACAGCCGGTGCGGAGTTCATCTTCCGTGGACTTCATCACCACATCAAAGAGATTAAATCCATGGAAGGGATCGATCGGGTGTGGTGCGAGGAAGCCGAGACAATGACCAGGAACAGCTGGGATATCTTGGACCCGACAATTAGAAAGCCGGGATCCCAGATATGGATATCGTTCAACCCGGAAAGCGAAACAAGCCCAGTATACCAAGACTTTGTGATCAACAAGCTCCCGGATTCAATGGTTATTGAGATAAACTATGGAGACAACCCGTGGTTCCCAGAATCCCTGCGCAGGCAGATGGAATACTGCAAAAAGAACGACCCGGAGAAGTACGAATGGGTATGGGCCGGCAAGCCCAAGATGTACGGGGATGCGATCATCTTTAAGAACAAAATCCGGGTAGAATCGTTTGAAGCCCCGTCCGATGCAGAGTTTAAGTTTGGTGCCGACTTCGGGTACGCCCAAGACCCGACATCCCTGATCAGGATGTTTATCCTTGGCCGGACGCTTTACATCGATTATGAGGCATACGGCATCGGAATCGAGATCGATGAGCTTCACGGACTGTTTGACAGCGTACCAGAGTCGCACCGCTGGACGATTGTGGCAGACAGCGCCAGGCCAGAGACTATCAGCCATTTGAGCCGGCCAACAGCAGACGGCCTTCATGATGGGTTCGCTATAGAGGGCGCCATAAAGGGCAAGGGGAGCGTGGAAGACGGGATCCAGTTCCTGCGCGGGTTTGAAGCGATCGTGATCCACCCCAGGTGCAAGGGAACGATCGAGGACTTCCAGAATTATCGGTGGAAGAAGGACCGAGTGACTAACGAGATCCTCCCGATCCCTGTAGACGCCAGCAACCACAGCGTGGATGCGGCCAGGTACGGCCTAGAGAGCTGGATGCGTGGCGGAGCGTCAATCTTTGAAATCATGGAGAAATGATGAAAAACGTAAGCGTGATATTCCCCGCGGCAAGGGGACAGGAAAGAACTCAAGAGATTATTAATCAATTGCACGACATGAATCCCGGCGTGTTCGTTGAGGTTATTGTTTCCTCACCAGGCATGAAGTTTGACCGGGCAGTCAACACATTTGACGACATGATCGGTAACGCCAAAGCAATGGCCTTAAGTTATGCGCTCGCCAGCGGGGATTACATTGTATGGTGGTCAGACCGGGCCACGCCAACACCCGGATGCTTTGAGCGCATGATTAAGTTTCTTGATAGCAAGCTGGAGCCTTTCATTGGTGAATTTCAGCTTTGCGATGAGCAGAACTACGGGAAGAACGAAACATCCCCAACGTTTGAAGTGGTCGGACGTCAGTACGGCCGCTGGGGCATGGCCAGCCGCAGGACGCTAAACAGGATCGGCGGGTTCTTTGATCCGACATTCATAAGCTTCTGGGTTGACGTTGACATGAGCCTTCGATGCTGGAACACGGGTGGTTTGGTTCAAACCTGCCCAGACGCATGGGTGAAGTTGAGCCTTGGAGAAAAAGACAAGCTCCACATCGATAACGAAACAAAGGCGTTCAATCATGATCACGCTTACTTTGTAAGAAAATGGGAATCGCGATTCCCCGTGATGACCGAGAAGCCGTGGCGTGAATGGAACAAGGAGAGGGCGGCGTGAGCGTCAACTGGCTATGCTTTTACTGCGGCAAGGCGGCAGAATACTCATCCAACGGGAGAAGGATGTGCGTGGGGCATTGGGACATTTACATAAAAGGGGGCGGGTATGAAGAAAAAGTTTTCAATAATCTTTCCGACAAGGGAGAGGCCGGGGCTGTTAAAGAATATTTTGCACAGCATCCTTTCTACAGTTTCAAATGAAGAAGACATCGAGGTGCTTGTTGCATACGACGACGATGACCAGAAGACGAAAGAATTTATTAACGCATTCGGTAACGGGCATGGAATTATTCGATGGGTTGAATGCAAGCGGTCGTTAAACTTCAGCCGAGATTATTACTCGCACTGCGCCAAGATGGCCACCGGCCGTTGGCTATTGATCTGCAACGATGACGCCGAGTTCCGTACGATGAGCTGGGACGTCTTGGCCGATCAGGTGCTTTCTGAAGCTGTGGGCACAGGACCAGACGTGATCTACGGATGGGTTGAGGACGGCCTGGGCAAACATCGGATGTCGCAGTTCAACGATTATACCTGCTTCCCGATCTTAGGGAAAGCCGGGGTTGATGCGCTCGGGTGCGTGTTTCCTGACGACATACCGACCTGGGGGGCCGATATTTGGGCGCGGTACCTTTATGGCCAGATCCGCCGGGTAGTTAAGGTCCCGATAACGGTCTTTCATTTGTCGCACCACAACGGCGAGCGCGAACAAGACGCCATCAACAAGCGCATTCAGAACAACCAGGTTCAGTTCAGTATGCACCCGACCGATGACCAGATCAACACGCTCAACAAAGCCTTAAGGGGGAGCCATGTATAACGACCTGCGCATCATTACCGTATGCGAGAATTACGACGATTATTTAGCGAAGACGCTACCCAGAAACGTCGCGGCTATTGGCCCCAGATTTCTGGCAAGACACATTGTTATTGTTACCGATGCCAAAGACCGAGCAACGTGGAAGATCGGAGAATACGCCGGATGCACAATTGTCCTTTCCAGCCGATTGCATGAAGACGGAGCCAAGTTCGCCAAGGGGAAAGCCATTAACGATGCGATCCGGGCCATTGAGCCTACCGGGTGGGTTTTGCTTTTGGACGCAGACATCATCCTTCCGTCAGATTTTAAAAAGCGCATTGACCTGGAATCGTTGGACCGCAACACGCTATATTATGCGCTACGCGGGCAATTCATAAACGGGAAGATACGCGATCTTGAGGCTAACCCGTTCGGATACTTTCAGCTTTTCCACATGACAGCGCAAAGCCTGTTTGACCGTGATCCAATCTACCCAGAGAAAAGCCGATCAGCCGGCGGGGATGATGATCGCTTTGGACTTGACGTTTTTTCTACAGAAAACAGGGAGCTTTTACCATCAACATTTCAAGTCGAACACCTAGACCACGGGCCAATGAAGCAAAACTGGGAAGGACGCAAATCACCGAGAATTGACGCGGCATAAAAAAACACTTTCCTATTGTGGAGATTTCAAAATGAGTGATATTCTATTGACAGGGAAACAAATCAAAAAAGATACAACCGGACGCCCGTTCGTTGTTACACGCGTCCAGCGGGTACTGAATAATAAATACTCGTCGAGGTTTAACGAAATGAAGCAACTCCTTGATGAGAAAAACCGTATGGAATTCATCAAGAGACAAGGGGACCTTCATGAAAAAGAAACTCGCGAACTCGAAAAAGCCGGCAAGCCTTAACAACGCAATGGGCGTAGGTGGATGGGAAGGCCAAGGGCCTGGAAACTATCCTTTATCTGGCGTTTTCGATATGGGGGGAGCCGGCGGCACGGCTAATTCCGAGCCGTTCGCATTTGCGCACAACCTATCATATAACATGATTTCGCTACAGCGGATCATGCTTTCATACGCCTATGTGCAATTTGGAGTTTTCCGCACCCTGATTGACCAGCCCGTCAAAGATGCATTCAAAGGCGGCGTCCGTATCAAGACCGATGAGGTCAGCGAAGAAGACATCGAGCGCCTGGAGCGCCGGCTGAAGAAGATCAAATACTGGCGGAAAGTGGCGCTTGCGATGCGATGGGCCCGCCTGTTTGGTGGCGCTGGTCTTATTGTTAACATCAACGAAGATTACAGCAAGAAGCTGAACGTTGAGAAGATCACCGAAGCTAACAAGATCGATCTCAAGGTTGCAGATCGCTGGGAGCTTGCTTATAACGGTACTTTTGACGACCCGACTACCACATTCCAGTATTACAACCTTAAGATTCACCCCAGCCGGGTGATCCGCATTTTTGGAAAAGAAGCCCCGAGCATCGCGGCGGCCCGCCTGCAGGGATGGGGTATGAGCGAGATTGAATGTATTCTCCGGGAGTCAAACGCATCCCTTAAGCACGAAAACGTTGTTTTTGAGCTTCTGGATGAGGCCAAAGTCGACATTTGGAAAATGAAGGGATTCAACTCGGCCGCGCTGAACAAGGCGGCGGTCGGTCAGATGACCCAGCGCCTTAAGATCGCCAGCCAGATGAAGAACTTTCTGAACGCTATCTGCTTGGACAAAGAAGACGACTACGAAAACAAACAAATGTCATTCTCGGGGCTTTCGGAGATCCTGGATCAGATACGCATCACCATGGCCAGCGCGGCCAGGATGCCAATGTCCAAGATTTACGGCCTGTCCGCTAAAGGATTTGCCAGCGGTGAAGACGATCTTGAAAACTATGCCGCGATCGTTGAGGACCTGCGCGTGGATGCGCACGAAGTTCTGGACAGCACAATTCCGATCTTTTGCATGCAGGAATGGGGATTCGTACCAGACGATTTGTCCTTTGAGTTCAAGCCATCCCGGACACTGACGGCCGATGTACAGGAATCTGTTAATTCTTCCAGATTTGCCCGCCATTCAAGCCTTTATAGCCAAGGCATCTACGATGCACAGGAATACTGCGATGCGCTCAAGCGGGACGGCCTCTTGACCATCAAGACCAAGGTGGCAGAGGGCGCGGAGCCCGAACCGCCAATGATGTCCATGCAGGATCAGATGGCCGGCGAACAGGCCGCAGAAGGCGGTGCGCCGGCCAAGAAGGGTGCCAAAGCCAGCAAGGAAAAGGAATCCGAAGGATGAGCATTATTATTGTTGTAGTGGTGGCATTTATAACAGGATTCTTCATTTCTTGGAGCCAATGTAAATGAAGCAGGTCACCTTAAAGCCCATATTAGATAAGGACCAATACAGCAATCTGGTGGCCAAACAGCTCGAGTTCGAGCTTTACATCCAGGTGTTCCGGCCTATCCTTGAGATTTTTGGGCTTTCGTGGGCACAGGTTAGGCCACAGCGAACGAACGCTAAGGAAAGGTGGAATGCCAAGTCTGCGGTCGCGGAAGCGCTGAACAAGGGCCGTATAGCGCTCCTGGGGCAGTATTTCAAGGGCAATATGAGCGCGGCCATGAGCAAAGAGATACTGGCCATGGGGGGCGTATGGGACAATCGCCTGAAAGCCTGGAAGATCGAGATTGCCAAACTTCCAACAGAGGTCCTACTGGCGGTCCAGAAGTCCCGGGAATCCTCCCACGAAAAGATCGATAAAGCACTTAAAGAGCTCGAGAAAATCGCTGGAACTGGCATTGAGCCCACAAGCCTTAATAAGATAACCGACCACATCCTGCAGGACCTGGACAAGCAGCTCAAGCGCACCACCGGTAAAGAGCAAGAGATCCCGCTGGCCATGTCCGGGTACATCGAGGATGAGCTCAAGACCAAGTACACCGAGAACCTGAACCTTTATATTAAGAACTGGACCGATGAGGCCGTGGTGCGCCTGCGCGGGCAGATCGAAGAAAACGCCACGCAAGGGTACCGGGCCGAGAGCATGCGCCAAGCGATTATAGCCGAGTACGGGGTGAGTGCCAAGAAAGCCAAGTTTCTGGCCCGCCAAGAGACCGGTCTGATGGTCGCCAATTACCGGGAGGCCAATTACAAAGAAGCAGGGATTAACTTCTATCAATGGAGCACAAGCGGAGACCAGCGCGTCCGGGACTCGCACAAGGAGCTGAACGGGCAGATTTTCAGCTGGAGTGACCCGCCGATCGTGGATCCTTTGCGCGGCCGTAGAGCACACCCAGGATGCGATTTCGGGTGCCGGTGCGTGGCCGTGCCCGTGTTGATGAGCCAGATGGAGAGAATAACCGCCATGGCAAAGGGCGGGAAGGTGTTCAAGGGAGATTTGACAACCGTATAGGAGGGGTGAATGGTAAAGAAAAATGGGTTTAAAGTCGTTTTGGTGGAGTTGTGGGGCATTGGATGGGGTATCCCGGAACTTAAGGATTTTATCGTAGAAACATGCTGTAAGTTTTGCGGAAAGACGGGCGCTGACCCAAAAGAGCTTGTAGCTTTTGTTATGAAGAATCTCGATGAAATCGACGGGGTGATCGATCAAATTATTTGCGAAGGTGAGGGGTGGGCATGACAACACCAAAGAAAGTCCTTATCGCCTGCCCAACCCTGGGCCTGGATCCTGACCCCAACCGCTGGCTGGTCACGCTCCTACGCATTACCAACGGGATCCGCAAGGCCGGCATGAGCCATGCATGCTTTTTTCCCTACCGAGAAAACTGGTGGAATAGTAACAACATGATCTGGAATGTGGCCTTTCAGGGAGAGTTCGACTGGATTTTGCGATGTGACGACGATGTGTGGGGAGCCGCCCCGGACGCATTCCAAAAGCTATTGGATGCAGACAAGGACGTGATCGGCGCATCTTACCCGGTGCGTCAATTTCCTTATGCAATGTGCGCATTCAAGCGCCAAAGCCCGGACGACTCGATCGTGGAAATTTGGAAGACCGAAAACCGAAGCGGGCTCCTGTCGGTTCAAGGCCGCGGTGTGCAGGAATGCGATCTGGTCGGATTTGGCATGACGCTGATTAAGGTTGAGCCGTTTTTGATGCTGGAACGCCCGATCTATAAAGGCCAAGAGGTCTGCCCTGACGATACATACTTTGCACAGCTCTGCTACGACAACGGGATCAAACAGCACGTCCACATGGATGTTCAGCTTTGCCACCGGGAAGTAACGCCGCACAATCGGATGTACCTGTTTAACGCAGACGCCCGCGGGATGCTCGCGCAAAGAATGGTCCAGCCAGGAACACGCCTGAATAATGAGCTGATCGAGATGTTCGGAGCTGATGGTCAAAAAGATTTTGGAACGTTAAAAGGATTCCAGACTTCACCAATCATCCAGGTGAAATGATGACGCCCGCGCAAATATGCCAGTTCGACAAATTGTTCACAATCTTCCGGGATTTATTGAAGATGAAATTTTCCGGGAAAATTGTTGTTAACTTTCATCTGGGTGGTATAACAAGGATAGAAGAACAAAAGAGTTACGAGATTTAAGGGAAGCTTTGGAACAAACCAAAATCCCGTTTACCCGTCGAGGGTAGGCGGGATTTCTTTTTTATAGGTGACCAATGCAGACATGGCCAACACCATACTCATGCAAGTTAATGGAAGCGGGAATCATCAGCTATGAGGACTCCGGGGCCGGCATTGCATATCTCACCAAGCAGACAATTGACAGAATCGCACCATCGATCATCGGACGCCCCGTTGTCATTCGCCATCAAAAAGTCACCCCAGAGAATGTTAACGAAGTCGCCGTCGGCTATGTTACCGGCGTCCATTTTGAGGCGTCGGACGCGTGGTTTTATGTTGATTTCCTGATCACCAGCGACAAGGTCCAGCCGATCGACAAAGACGGATGCGTGGTATTCAAAGCCCCGGACGGGCAAATCCTCGACGGAATTTCAGGCGCCTACGATGTGACCAACACGGCCGAGGGTGGCGTATGGCATGACATCCAGTTTGATGCGGAGATCCTCGATGGTTCATTTACGCACCTGGCCCTCGTCGTTAACCCAAGATACGAAGAAACAAACAAAATCCGGGAGACAAATTTTATGCTCGTCAACGGTAAAGTTGCGAAGCAGTCTCTGAATGAAAAAGGCGATCGTCACACCAGGGGCGAATGTCCCGCCTGTAAAGGAACCGGAAAAGACGGCCACAACGACTGCAATGAATGCAGAGGCGTCGGGACCGTTAGAAACGCCAAGATGCTCTGCGTCGAATGCGGCACCAGCTTTAGCCACAAGAACCCGAGCGTCGAAACAAAGTGTCCGAAATGCCATGGATACGATCTCGAGGTGGCGAACGATAAGGACCCGGGGATGGTTCAGTATAAGGGCAAAGAATATTACAAGACCGGGAAAACTGGGACACGCAGAAGTTCCGGCGCTACCGCATTTGAATACGAGAGCGAAGACAAGTGGATCGTCTGGCGCGATATGACCGGGGAAGTTTATGAGAACTCGAAAGAGAACGCATCCCGGGACATTATGAAGTCAGGAAACAAATGCGACATCGTCGCACTTCAAGATAAATTCGAGTTAGTCGATAAGGCTGGCAAGCGGATCATGTACGCCGACAATTTGAGCATTGTCAAAGACGCATTCAGCCAGTACGAAGAAACCGGAAAATGGAACTCAAAAGGGGGATCCGCAATGAAGAATTTATTCAAGATCTTTCGTAAACTTGCCAATGGCAAGGAAGAAGAAGTCGACAAGGTGGTCGTGATTGACGGCCAGGAAGTCCCGCTCAAGGAGCTTGTCCACACCTATGAGGCCGAGGAAACCGAGAAGGCCAAGAAGGCCGAGCTGGACCTGCGCTCTGCCAAGGATGATGACGAGATCGAGGTTGGCGGCAAGAAGGTGCGCGTTGGCGATATGAAGAACTGTTACACCGCCAAGATGGCCAAGAAAAACGCAAAGGCCGATGAGGACAAGGAAGCCGAGGAAAAGAAGGAAAAAGAGAACGAGAAAGACGAAGACAAGGAAAAGGCCGATAAGGAAGAAAAGATGAACGCTTCTGGCCGCGATGCGATTTACAAGATGATCAAGGCAGGAAAAAGCCCTGATGAGATCATCAAAGAAATGACCAGCGGTGAAGACGCATTCTCACGCGCTCAAGTCGAAAAAATAATCGACGGCATCAACGAAGAAGCCAAGAACGCCAAGGACGAAGAAGACAAGAAGGCGGCCGAGGAAAAAGAAGCCGAGGAAAAGAAGAACTCTAAGGCTGACGGTGACAAGTTTTTTAAACAAGTCGAGAACGCCGGCAAAGGGCCGGTCGTTGAAGAAGCTGTCGGTGGACCCAGGACGCGCCAAGAACGCGCCGACATGGGTCGCAGTCGGTACGGTTCTAAACAGAGTAAATAACAATGAGCTACGGGTATATCTACAAAACAGAGAACAAGCACAACGGGAAGGCTTATGTTGGCCAGCACCGTGGTGAGTTTGATTCTTCGTACCTTGGAAGCGGCTTAAATATCCGGTCGGCGATCCAGAAGTACGGAAAAGATAAGTTTTGTGTCTCTGTTTTGGCTGTGGTAAATACCCGCGAAGAAGCAAACGAGCTGGAAAGAAAGTACATCGAAGACTTAAAAAACACGCTCGGAAAGCCGAATGTCTACAACATCGCCAAAGGTGGCGAGGGCGGGGACACGATAACGGAGAATCCGAACAAAGAGATGCACCGCGAAAAATGCCGGATTGCCAAGATCATTAACCCGCCTGTGGGCCTGCGCCGTAAGCACACACCGGAAGAACTCGAAAAGATGAGGCAACCGCACTTCAATCAGCGCGGTGAGAAAAACTGGTTATACGGTAAAAAGAGAACACAAGAATTTAGGGACCAGGTCCGGGCCGCCAACACTGGTACCCGCATGGTCAATAAAAACGGAAAAAACAAATGGGTACATTCCGAAGAACTGGATTCATTCATTGAGAATGGATGGTCTATCGGAATGTTAACAAAACGGAGGTCCCAATGGGAAGTTTTAATCTGAATCAGTTCGGTTTGACCGATAAGGCCGGGAAGACGATGAACGTCAACCCGAATACTATCGCGGCACGAGTTTCCAAGGATATCGCGGCGGCGCTGAATCCTGGGGATGGCGTGAAGTTCGTCACCACAGAAGTCGGAGCGGCTCCGGTCGTCACGATCATCGCGGCTGGCGATTATGTCGATGGCATTGTTTTGGACAATCCGCGCCAGGCCAGTTTTGCGGCCAAACAGATGGTCGAAATCGGGATGCCTGGTACGATCGTAACTATGACGGCCGGTGCGGCGTTCAATCGTGGCGATGTGTACTATGATCCTGCAACCGGGTACGTTTGCGGGACATCTGGCACGATCCGTCACGGCCGTTCGCTGGACATCGCGTCTGCAGTGGGAGATATCGTTCGCGTCGAGATCAAGAGCAAGTAATTAACCAAAAACCTTAACCTTGAAAGAGGGAGACAGAAAAAATGTATACACTTCAAAATAGCAAGGGCGAGGCGATCACGGTCGACGCTCGGTTTAAGGACCTGCAGAATGGTAAAGTCATCGGTGAGGATTCTTTTCGCAAGATCATGAACAGCAAATATCCCGGGATTAAGTTTCGCGGGATGGAGCTGATGAACGCCAATGGCGACATCGCCACAACCGGCCTGGCATATCAGTACGCCACGGACCGCCTGACGTACATCCGGTCCAAGATCGTGGAACAGACCTTCTACACCGTGGCGCCGGCCGATTTCGTCGATGTCATCGTGGGCGAAGGCGCCTGGGCGGGAAGCATCATCACCAACATGACCATCAAGACCGCCGGTTCTTTCTCGGCTGGTAAAGTCAACACGGCCGGCCACAACGCCAGGCTGAATGTTGCCGATGCGTCTGTTGCCCCGTTCAGCACCCCGACCATGCCATGGGCCACGGCGAACGAATACTCCATCATCGATGTCAACATGGCCATGTTCGGTGGCAATTGGGACATCGTCGAGATGAAGCATCGCTCCCGCAAGACCATGTGGGACCTGGGTATTCAGAATATCGCGTTTTTGGGCGATCCTGATGACCTGGTGAACTTCCCCGGCTTATACAGCCAGGCCAACGTCAATTCAAACCTGACGGCGATCACCAAGAAAATCAGCGCCATGACATACACCGAGTATGACGCTTTCGTCCAGGCGCTCATCGCGGCGTACCTGACGAACACCAACCAGACCGCATGGCCTGACACCTTCCTGATCCCGCAAGATGACTTCGCGGCATTAGGCGGCGCAGTCAGCTCCCAGTACCCCATGATCAGCAAGATCGAGTGGTTACAGCGGATGTTCGACCAGATCGTCCCCGGCAAAAAAGTCAAGATCGCCCCGCTGGCATACGGCATGGCGGCTTACAACAAGACGACCGTGAACGTCGGAACAGGTAAGGCACGTTATATCCTCATGAAGAAGAACATCGATACTGCCTTCATGGAGATCCCCGTTGACTTCACCGTCACGGCCGCGGGTTCTTACAACAATTTTAATTTCCAGGACGTGGCATACGGTCAGTATTCCGGCGTGAGCGCCCTGAAGCCCAGAGAGATACTTTATTTTGACTATTAATCAAAATTAAAGTAAGGAAAATCGTTTATGCAGGGATTTGGCTATATCTATAAAACAACCAATTTGACCAATGGCCGGATTTACATCGGTCAGAAGACCGGATCGTTCGCGCCTGGTTATCTTGGGAGTGGAAAGATTATAGTCAAGTCCCTGCTAAAACATGGGCGTGAGAACTTCAAGCTTGAGGTATTGGCGTTTGGTAGCACAAGGGAAATGTTGGACGCGCTAGAAATAAAATATATTGCCGAGTATCGTGCGGTTTTCGGCAATGAGTTTTTATACAATCTATCGGCAGGTGGCGTCGGAGTTCGGATGTCATGCTCTGACGAGAAAAAAGAAAAATTAAGACAGGCTACGATCGAACAGTTTTCCGATTCAGAGTTTAAAGAAAAATGGTGTAAGCAGAATAAAGATCGTTGTTCTATATCGGAAAACAATCCGATGTTCGGAAAGCACCACACAGATGAGACAAGAAAAAAGATCGGTGAAGCGAACAGCAGGCCGAACTTAAAGCTTCGCGGTAAAGCTAAAACAAAAGAACATCGTGAAGCTCTTGTCATGGCATGGAAAGATAGAGCGCCTGATTCGGTAGAGACACGAGAAAGAAAGCGTCTGTCTCATCTTGGCAAGAAGCACACACCTGAAGAAATTCAGAAGATGAAAGAAGGCTGGGCGAAACGGCGCGAATCTCTCGCGCTGGCGCTTGGCGGTTCTAAATAGGAGCGATCTGCCCATGAAGATCAAGAACATGAACACCCAAAAGGCTTTCATCGTCAAGGCGGAACATATCACACAGGGTGGTGAGGTCACGCCAGACGGCCTGACAGCATACATTAATCCAGGTGCGACAGTTGTAATTGACGACGAAGTCGGGCAGAAGCTCGCGGCTTCTTATGAAAACATTATGGTCATAGAAGAAGCAAAAAAATCTAAGAAGGCATAAAAATGTCATGGGCCCAGCCGTCAGTCGCAGATTTTAAGGCCGTGTTTACCCGGGACTTCCCATATGCTCCGGTTAGCGATCCTTTAAACACGAAATATGTGACGGACGCCGATATCTCCCGGGCCATCAATGACGCCATCATTGAGTTTAATGATGGCCTTTTTGGGGCATTCACTACCCAAATATTTATGTACCTGGCCGCGTATAACCTGGTCCAGAACATCCAGACGGCCATGAAAGGCATGAGCGCCCAAGCTCAATTTGTGATGAACAGCACAAACGTTGGCGGCGTTTCCGTTGGGAACATGGTGGTCGGTCAGTTTGCCGATGACCCGTACCTTTCAAAGTATCTGAAGAACGCCTACGGTCAGAAATATGTCGAGCTTGTCCACCCGTACTTGATCGGCCGCGTGAGGGTCGCAGAAGGTGCGACAACCGACGCATGAGGACCGGCAAGCTGGCCGGCGGGATGGGAACATTCCGCATCGATACCAGTACCGCGGAATCTCTGAAGAAAGCTCTTTCAAAGAAGTTCGTCACGCGGGTCGGGATCCTTGGAAGCAAAAGAGACCGAATGGCCTCCAGCGAAAAGATGTTAAAAAGCGGCCGGAATATCCATGTCGTCAGCAAAACCCAGAAGGATGGCCTCACCAATGCCGAGATTGGGCTAAAGCACGAAAAGGGGTCTTACAGCGAAAACATTCCGCGCCGGTCGTTTCTAGAGGTTCCGCTAACACAAAACATCGGAAAGCTAGACCGAGCCGGTAAGATCCTGACAAAAGAGATGAAGGCCATGGATGCCGGCATGAACCCGGAAGACGCATTCAGAAAAGCGCACCGGGATTTGGGCATTGTTGGTGAGCAGATCGTAAATAAAGCATTTCAGGACAGCGGGCCAGGATGGAAGCCTAACAGCCCAATGACCATAGCGATAAAGGGATCGGATAAGCCATTAATTGATACATCCCAGCTTCGGGCCAGCATTATGAGCGATGTGGTGGAAAGGTCGTCATGATCACCTGCGGTAAAGACAGCCCGTTATGCCAATCAAGCGCCCTGCCGGATGTTTCCGCGGCCGTGGGACAGCTCCTGCAGAACATGCGCGTAGGGGTGGTCCAGAAGGCCCAGATCAACGGGATGACGCAAGAGGTGCCCCTGTGGCGCGAAGCAATGGCCAGTATTCAGCCCATGTCCGAGAAACTGTCCATTATGAAGGAAGGCGAACGGTCCTGGCGCTGGTATGAGCTTTTTGTCCAGCCTGACATCAATCTTGAAACAGACGACATCGTTGTGATAGCCGGGACCGGATATCGGATCATGTCAAAGGTGAACTGGGAGCAATACGGATTTATTCGGTATGATTGCATCGAACACTACAAGAAATTTGAAGAATGAGACAAAAAACGGACGGATCATATTATACGACGCTTGAGCTTATCCGCGACATCCTGGTCGCAGAGATGGGCATTGATATCGAGCGCGTTAATATCTTCAACCAGAAGTTCAAGATCCCCACAGATGACGGCCTGTTTATTACGATAGAGGCTAACGGGGCGCCGCAGATTATGTCTAACCGGAATATCACTGTTCCTACCATCAACAGCTTCACGGAAGTCCAAGAGATCAATACCCGCGAAATGATAGCCGTCTCTTTTATGTCCCGGAACCTGGACGCTTATACAAGGGCGCCGGAAGCCCTGATGGCAATCGCGTCTTTAAAGGCTCAGCAGGTCTGTGAGCAAAATGCTTTTAAGATCGCCAGGATATCCCCGATCGTCAACCTGTCGGGACTGGAAGGATCAGCGATGCTTTACAGATATGAAATTTCGCTGGTTGTTTTTGGGTGGTATGAAAAGACCAAGGCCGGGGATTATTTTGATACATTCACGGCAGATTTATACACGGAAAAAGAAGAAGTTCACATTTTAACATAAGGAGATCCCCATGTTGGACCTGACAAACGTCATAACGATTTCGGTATCACAGCCTGGAAATGGCCTTGGGCTTTTTAATGTAAACAACATTTTACTTCTGACCAGTGATCCTTTTCTGGTTAACCCCGGATCGGATGCGTACAGAGTGTACACATCTCCTGCAAATGTAGGCGTCGATTTAGGTACAGGAACAGAGACATACCAACAGGCCAACGCCATTTTTAGCCAACAGCCCAACATCTTGGCCGGTGGCGGGCAATTGATCGTGGCGCCGTTTGCTTATGGCGAAACAATGGTAACGGCGATCGCCAGGTTAAATGCGCTTGTTTCTTTTTGCGGGATTATTAGCACGGCTTATCCAACCGGATCCGATCGTAAAACTTTGGCCGATGCCGTCCAGGCATACGGTAACAAGATCCTGTTCCTCCCCAGCGCGACATACGCTGACGTGGCCGGGGTGTTTACGGACATTAAGGCCGCCAGCGACACCCGGACCAGATGCCTGCTTTATCTAACGTCTGCGCTTACTTCCCGCCTGTTTGCGGCGGCGTATGCCGGCCGTGGCATGTCCGTGGATTTCACCGGATCCAACACCGCCATCACCATGAACCTGAAACAGCTCGCAGGCGTCACGCCTGATGCTGGTATCACCCAGGCATACTACAACGCGGCCAAGACGGCCGGCGTGGACGTTTACTGCGATTATGACGGGTACGCATCATGTGTATCGAACGGAGCCAACGGATACTTCGATGATGTTTATAACCTGATCTGGTTGGTTTCAACCTTGCGGATTACCGGTTTTAATGCGCTTGCCACTGTCAGCACTAAGGTTCCCCAGACCGAGCCAGGCATGAGCCTGCTCAAGTCAGCTTTCCGTGGCGTGGTCGAACAGGCCGTCAAGAACGGATATGTGGCCCCAGGCGCATGGAACTCATCTGAGTGGTTCGGGAACCAAGCCGACATGATCAATAATATCTCGGAGCGCGGATATTATATTTACAGCGCCCCGGTGAACCTGCAGAGCCAGGCCGACAGGGTGGCTCGTAAAAGTCCATTAATCCAAATTGCAATTAAATTAGCCGGAGCCGTCCAAAGCATCAATGTCTTGGTGAGTATCAATGCCTAAAAAATGCCTTAAATGTGGCGAAGAAAAACAGATCGCGGAATTTAAAAAGCACAAGTGTCGCAAGGACGGATTAAGCGACTGGTGCCGGGCGTGTTTTAGTAAGCACAGAAAACAGCCTGAACTTGTCGCCCAGGCCAGAGAGACGGCGCGGTCGTGGAGAGCAAGAAACCCGAGCAAAGTAAAAGAACAGGCGAAAAGAGCGCGAATCAAATATCCAGACAAGTACCGTAAGTTTTTTCTTAAGGATGAATACGGGATCACCGTCGAACAATATAACGAAATGTTCAAACAGCAGGATGGAAAATGCGCAATCTGCGAGACGCACCAGTCGGTTCTTTCTCGTCGATTGAGCGTGGACCACGATCATGAGACAGGGAAAGTTCGATCGTTGTTGTGTAACTTCTGCAACACCGCTATCGGAAGTTTTAAGGATAAGCCGGAGCTTTTAAGCAGAGCAATCGAATATCTAAACGCGCACCAATAAGGAGAAGAAAACATGGGTCAAATTGTAGCCATAACAGGAAACGACACGGTCAAACTTAACGGCCGTATATTCAGCGACTTCATCGATGGCGATGTTGTCCATCTGACATACCCCAACGACCTGGCCGTAGTGAAGACCGGGAAAAACGGCAACAGCGTAATCAGCTTCAAGAACGATGGACGCCAGGCCGATGTGACCATCCGGGTCCTTTTGGGATCCTCGGATGACAAGTTCCTGAACAACCTGATCGCCCTTTTCAAGAACGATCCTTCTGCGTTCTCCATGATCTCGGGAGAATTTACAAAAAACATCGGTGACGGTGCCGGCAACATCACGGCGATCACATACATCCTGTCAGGCGGCGTTCCGACAAAACAGCCGGAAGCAACAGACAACGCTGACGGATCCACGGACCAGGCGATCGCCATATATTCGTTCAAGTTCACGCAAGCCCCCAGAAGTATCGGAAATTGAGCTTGTTTGGTAGCGGTAACCGTTAATGTTTAAAGGAGATGGAGAATGGCAAACCTTGTAAAGACGCTGGAAAGCGGTGCGCAGTTAGAGGTCCAGATGGCCTCATTTGAGAAGGCGCACCGGTTGCTCCGCGCAGTAACAAAAGAGATCGAGAGCGTGAGAATCGTTCTCGGTCTTAAAGGTGAACTCAAAGACCTTCTGAACATCGAGGTCAGCGATGATGCGTTCAACACGCTAAAAGACGTTGTGGCAAGAATGGTGTCGTCTGAAATTGTAGAGGCCGCCCTGTGGGATTGCATGGCTACGGTTCTTTATAACGACAAGAAGGTCACTCGCGCCACGTTTGAAGATGAAGAAGCCAGGGGGGACTTCCTGGTGATAACCAAGGAGGTCATGGTTTATAACCTGTCCCCTTTTTTCAAAAGCCTCGGCTCACTGTTATCGGGTATCGGGCGAAAGAATACAAGCGCCCAAAAACCTGCATAGAGATGGACGAGGCCGTTTTCATTGCCTTAAAACTCGCGAAGTCCGGGTTGTGGGGTGGAAATCCTCAAATGATCCTCTACGCCCGGTGTGATTTGGTTATGGACGCTGTAGAGCATATGGCGTTTTTGGACAGATATGAATCGTCAATGTTCGAAATGAATACTGAACGCAGGGGGGAAAAGTGAAGATCGGCGAACTTTTCATGGAGTTAAACTTTAAGTCCGACTCGACCAAGCTTAATGATTTTATTAAAATGGTCGGCGATCTTGACATGTCCTCATTGCTTGCGGCAACCGGGCTTGGTGGGATTTACGAAGCGCTCAAGAATATTATGGACATCGCCGGCAAGGCCGGGATGGAGATGAACAAATACACGACCATCACCGGCATGTCCGCGCAACAGATGGACTCGTGGTCAAAGTTCGCCCAGCAAATGGGCGCTGATGGCAACCTTATCTCCGACACATTCAAAAAACTGCAAATGGATCAACAGAAGACAAAGACTTATGGCATGAGCCAGGATGTGTCGTCTGGCATTGGCATGGTGCTTAATAGGACCGGCGTCAATCTTCTCAAGACTTATTATGGCGACGTTTCCAAATATTATGATGCCGTCCGGGAAGGAATCAAGGGTGTTGATGATGCGTCAAAGCGTCAGATATTAAGCCTTCTAGGAATCAGCGAGCAAAATCTTTTATTGATGAAGCAGAGTGACGAGGTCTACGCACAAAGAAACAAGCAGGCGACAATAAACACGGAAGAAGTCCAGAAGCTAAGCGAGTTTTGGAGACTTACCGTCAAGACCGGCCAAGAGATCGGAACGATATTTGTCCACATTGGAGCCGGGATGACCAGCCTTCTCACGCCGGTTATGAAATTTGTCGAAGGATTGGCAGAAGCTCTTGTTAAATCAAGGGCGCTCCAAGGCGTTCTTCTCGGTATCGCATTTGTGTTTTCTTTGATGACGGGTAATGTATTGGGTGCCATTGCCGCAGGAACCGGTCTTGTCGCCTATGGCATATCAAACAGGAAAGAGATCGGTGACATTTTAAGCAAAGTCGGGAAAGACAACGGGAACCCGCTCGGACTTCCTCCCGGGCAATCTGTCGGACTTCCTCCCGGAGTTGGGTATGCCGATGGAACCGTACAGCACATCAGCACCGCCCTACATTTCACGCACATGATGGATAAGAAAGAGATTGAAGAAACGGCGTACCGCGTTCACGCCAATATTTATCGCCAGGCATATGATGGTCTTCCCGGGAGAGGAATCTAATGATCCCAAGCATCGAGCAATACATTTCAAGCGTAGCGGGCAAGTTTGTTGTCTCGTCGGCTGATTCCAATAAAGGAATCAACGGCTTTGTTTTTGACGTAGAGGCCCAGGACGAGGTCATTGTCGAAGCAGAAGCCACGGACCACTACGTAGAAGCAAACTACGCCATCCAGGACCACGTAGCGCACCGCCCAAAGACAATAACGCTTAAAGGATACGTCGGCGAGCTCAAGGATGAATTTATAAACAAGGGCCTTTCGTTTCTAACAAAGATCCAAAGCCTCGGAGACGTTGCCGGATTGGCCCCAAACTTCGCCCAGCAGTCAGCCCAGGCTTACTCAAAGATCGAGGGCGTTGTTTCAAAGGTCGATTCATACATCAACCAGGCCAACAACCTGACAAGCATCTTCAATGACCATTCAACAACGGCCAATTCCCAACAGCAAGCGTTCAGAACGCTGGAGTCGTTCGCAGATGCAAACCGACTGTGCACCGTTACAACCCCATTCGGGACATTTGAAGACATGCTGGTCACGCGCATAACGGCAATACAGCGAGAGGATACGGCCATCGTTAGTGATTTTATGGTAACTTTAAAACAAATAAGGACGGCAAAAACCATATCAGGTACACCGTTTCTTTATTCCGGCCGCGCGGCAGATGCAATGGCGCAGTCCGTAGTTAAGGGACAGGTGGTCGGAACAACAACCGATATTTCGGCGCTCTCTTTAGCGTCAGGATTGGTGGGATAATGAAATTGATAACCGCAATATCAAACGACGCAAAACAAAGCATGAACATTGTTCTCGATAATGGGACCACGGTGGCGATGACGCTGGAGTATATCGGATCACAAAAGGGATGGTTCGCCTCGTTGGTCTACGGAACGATACAGACATTCAACTTAAGGCGCGTGGTGACATCACCGAACATGCTACGGGCGATGCGTAGCGTTATCCCGTTCGGCCTCGCCTGCGTTACGACAGACGGACTCGAGCCAATTTATATCGACGACTTTTCAAGCGGACGGGCGTCTCTTTATATTCTTAATTCAACGGATGTGGCGTATGTCGAACAGACAATAATCCCGGGAAGCCATGACTAAATGGGGAAGAAATTATAAGCTTACTATACAGAATGACGGTCAACCGCCGGTAGTCATTGCGTACCCCTTAACGCTTGAATTTGCCATTGTCAGAGCGACCTGGGGAATATCTGGGACCGCATCATTTAGAATATTCAACCTTAGTCAAGAGACGCGGGGGAAAATTTACCGCAATTACTCGGAGATCCCCAAGTTGATGACAATAAAGCTTGAGGCAGGATACGGGGATAACCTTTCAACTGTATTTGATGGAAACGTGACGTGGGCCAGGTCAAGCCGTGGAGAGGGACAGACTGACTTCATGACCGAGATCAGCGCTTTTGATTATGGATTTGTAATGACCAACAGTCAGTCGAACTGGCCAGTCGCAGGAATTGAAGCGTCAAAAGACAGCGTTATACGAAGACTGTGTTCAGATTTGAAAAGACCAGTAAACGGGGTCCCTACATCAATCCCCGTGGGAGCGATTGGATCATTTGACAAGACAGCGCAACGGGCATTCTCGGCGTGTGGAAACACATGGCAACAGCTTATAGAGCAGACTGGCGGCAATTGCTTTATTGATTCCGGGAGGGTTTTTTGTGTCGCCCCAAACGAGGTAATTGTCGGAAGCATAACAGAGATAAGCTCGGACTCCGGTCTGCTTGGGACTCCAACGATCGACGGGATTCATATAAAAGCCGAGATGTTGTTCGAGCCGGGTTTAAGGATAGGACAAAAAGTCAACCTTAAAAGCACAAGTCTTAACTCATCAGGAAGAAGCTTTAACGGTATTTATAAGATTATAAGCCTTGAGCATGCGGGGACCATTTCCGGCGCGGTGTCTGGAAAGCTTAAAACAAAGGTATTGATGATGGTAGGATCGCAGAATTTTGATAACCCTTTTGATGTCGTGCCGGGAAGTTTATGAGTAAACAGAACGGACAACCAACTTTAAGTGACTTTGTGGACGCCAGGATACAGATCGCAATGGCGGCAATGAACTGCGTGGGACTGGGAACAATTCAGTCCTTTGACGCGGCAACACAGACTGCCACGGTGACCATGAATTATAAGCGCTTGCTGAAAGACGCGGCAATGGCGCCAAACAACATTGACACCATTGATGTCATCGCGGAATACCCGCAACTTATCAAATGCCCCGTGATGATAACGAACGGTGGCGGCGCCGCATTGACGTTTCCAATTGCAACCGGTGATCCATGTATCGTTTTGTTTAACGATCGCGACATAGACAACTGGGTTTTGACCGGGAACACGGCAAGCCCGCCAAACAGCGCCAGACTTCATAATTTGTCGGACGCAATCGCTCTGGTTGGAATCAAATCAAACGCAAAGCTAATTTCAGGATATGACGGAACAAATGTAAAGTTGGTGTTTGGTGGCGGGTATGTTTCCATTGATCCAACAGGGAATATCAAGATTGAATCGACTGGAACAATTGAGGTCAATTCAACTGGAGCAATGAATGTCCAATCTTCCGGTGTTTTAACGATTAAAGGATCACAAGTGAGTATAAACCCATGATTTATTTTAAAAAAAACTTTGGATATGGATCACTGGCTTCTTTATTGACAGCGGGCGCGTCTTCATTAACTGTTAATAGCGGTCATAACTTTTCGATAACAACAACGGATAAATTTAAATTAATTATTTGGGATGCGGCAACCTATCCCAACCCAGCCGATGATCCTAATCTCGAGATTGTAACGGCTAACTATTCCGGCACGCTTAATGTTTATACGATTACAAGAGCCGAGGAAAGCACAACAGCAGTTTCGCATGCCGCAGGGTCATCTTGTGCGATGACCATAACAGCGGGATTAATAAATGATGAAATAAAAGGATTCGCTTCTTATGATAACGCTTTTACTTATGGAACTGTTTATAAAGCATCGTCGGACGGAATTGTCGTAGCTAGTGTCATTGCTAATGATACACCACAAAGAGCAAATATTAGAGCTTTCACAGATGCCATAAATCCACCAACTACGGAAATAGGCGGCGCTGGGATGTGGTATGATTCCGCTGGATCTCCACCGAGATATGGACGTAGTGGGACGGTTTCTTTTCCTGTTGTAAAAGGCCAATACTGGAAAATTGAATTGTTAGAAAATTTTGGAGCGTTCGATTTGAAAATATATTTTGTTTCGAAACAGAATTGACATGATAACTCAATTTGGATCTTCAAAATTCGGTCAAAATTCATTCGGCGGTGGAAACGCAAAAGTCGCCAGCGCAGTTGTTGGATTAATAATTGCCTGTCTTGGTGACCCTAGCTCACATGGCGGAACAATTAGCGTAAGCGGTCAAGACGGTAAAGCAAAGGTGAATGAAATCGAAATAGGGGTTGAAGGCGCGATCCATTCATGTCCTATTATTGGACACGGGGTGACGTCAATAACGGCCGTTACAACTAAAAGCTTTATCAACGGAAAAAAGATTTTGACATACGGCGCTCAGGCAGGATGTGGTGCAATAATTACGCCAAGGAATAGAAAGGTTACGGTAGAGGCATGAAAATACGCGCTCTCGACGGGAATCATGATTTTATGTTTGGAAAGGGCCTCTCAAGTTATAACTTTAACAATCAAGCCATCGGCGAGAACATTCAAACGCGCCTGATGTCATGGTTAAACGATTGCTGGTTTGATGCAGACGCTGGGCTTGACTGGCCGAGACTGCTTGGATCAAGGAATACAAAAAGTCTTATTGAGTTGAGTGTTCGGGCGATAATTTTGCAATCATATGGCGTGCTAAGGGTGACAAAAATTATTTTAGATTTTCAAGGTGAGGCTCGTAACTTGGTGTTAAACTATTCAGTAGATACAATATTCTCGACGAACGTCGAGGGAACTGTGGGGATTTGATGAGCGTCAACACAATCGACCTTTATGGAATCCAGACCAAGACCCTCGCTGATATTATCGCATCGCTGACGGCCGCATTTCAGACCATCTACGGATCCGATGTTAATTTGGCATCAAACAGCCCAGACGGACAGCTCCTCAACCAGATCGCCCTGATGTGCCTTGACCACGCGAACCTTGTTACCCAGGATTACTCGTCTAAAGATCCCGACCAAGCCGTGGGCGTGGCGCTTGATAGCGTTTCCCAGCTTTGCGGGTTGACCAGACGTGGTGGTACATATACGATTGTCAATATTACCGTGACAACAGACCGCAACGTTAATTTAACCGGGATCGGATCTTCAACGCCTTTCACAATCTCAGACGCAACTGGAAACCTTTTTCAGCTGATTAACAGCGCATCCCTAACAACCGGAGCCAACACGCTAGCGTTTAGGGCTGTTGATATTGGCAACGTCCAGATATCGCTAAACACGCTGATCACCATAACAACTCCGATCCTTGGCGTTCTTTCAGTCAACAATTCGAGCGCGCCAACAACGCAGGGAGTGGATCAAGAGACTGACGCGGCCTTTAGGTTACGCCGGCAGGCGGCCGTGGCATTGCCGGCCAGTTCCGCTCTTGCGGGACTCTTGGGCGGGCTTCAGACCGTGACAGGGCTTGTTCAGGCTATTGTCCGTGAAAACACCGGAGCCAGCGCAGATGCAGACAGCGTGCCTGGTCACGGAATATGGGTCATTACCGATGGCGGGGCAATTGCAGACATAGCCGCCATGATTTATAAGTACCGTCCTCTTGGGGTTCCGATGGCCGGCGCGGTAACATCTACCGTCACCCAGGTAGACGGTTCAACGATTGTGATGAGATTTGATACAGCGGTCGCACAAGACCTTTATATCGCATTTACGGCCACATCAAAGTCTGGGGGATCGCTTGACACCGCGGCCATCAAAGCGTACTTGGCGGCCAATCTTTCGTATGGAATTTATGAAATTGCGGATGTTTCAACGATTATTAAAATGGTTTATGATTTCAACCCGGATGCGGTGGTGTCGCTGGCCGGAGTATCGAACACGGCCGGATCGTATTTAACAACGAAACTGCCAGCGGCAAAGAAGAACAAGTGGGCCGTTTCAGCGGATCACATAACAATATCATAATTATATGACATTAACGCTTGATCAACTCAAAGCCTATTACCAGTCAGTTCTGATAATGCAATATCGGAACAAGACAAAAGCCAAGGCTACAATTGCGGCCGTTACGGCAGAAACATGGCTAGATGGCCTTATTTTGACAGAGGCCGGGTGTTTCGACCTTGAAACAGCCAATGGCGCCCAGTTGGACATTCTGGGAAGGATTGTAGGGGTTCGCAGGCAGGTTCCTGGACTTGATTTAACGCATTTGTTCTTTGAGTTTACATCGCACAGCGGGTCGCCAACAGGAAACGGATTTAACCTTTATTCAACCAGCCCGATTCCGGCAGATCTTTTTGATCGTTATTACCTTGATTCAATCCTGACCATGACAGATGACCAGATGCGAACCGTCATAAAGCTTAAGATTATCTTTAACACGGCCGCCAGAACAGCCAAAGCCATAACCGAGGCGCTGTTTTCGGTCTTTGGTACGGCCATAGCGATCACGGACAACCTGAACACTTCCGTGACGTTTAACATTTCAAACCCATACCATAGCGCGGTGGCGATTGCTGACTTTTTGGGAGTTTTGCCAAAGGGAATGGGAAATTCTTATACAGTTAATTATATCTAAGGAGATTTATGGCCAAGATCGCCCGCACGTTTCAAAAGCTTTTCGGAGCAAGTGGAAACGTCTCATATTTCGGTAAGTTTGGAAGCAAAGCGGCCGCCAGCCCCGTTAACACAAAAGACCCGGCCACGATCCAGGCCCTGGCGGCATTTGATGATGGTTGGCAGGATGCTGTGATTGCCGGATCAAAGCCGTGCCTTGAAGATATGAATAGCCTTTTTCTGTTGGCTTTCCAGCAGATCGCGTACCTGTTTCAAGCTGGAATTGCCGAATGGGATGCCAGCACAACCTATTATATCGGTAGCATGGTGAACGTAAACGGGGCAACTTATGTTTCCAAGACCAATGCAAACACCAACAACGCCGTGACGGATGCTAGCAATTGGCAACTTGCCGCTGGCGAACAGCCCGGATTTATAAAAGACTTTGCAGGGCCAACCGCTAACATTCCAACTGGATATCTTGCCTGCGATGGGTCTGCCGTTAGCCGGACAACATATGCCAACCTTTATGCTTCAATTGGTAATTATTGGGGAGCTGGGGACGGGTCGACAACCTTCAATCTTCCAAACTTCAAAGGTAAAGTTGCTGTTGGTTATGATGCCGGACAAACAGAATTCAATGCTGTTGGTAAGGCAGATGGTGAAAAGACTCATACTTTAACAACAGATGAACTGGCGTCTCATGCTCACCATATACAATCCTGGGAAGCGGAACACCCTGGTAGCGACTACGTTGTTTTTAGCGATTTGTTAAAATACAACCCGCCCTCTTCTTCATGCAACGGTGTTAATTTTAACTCCGATGCGGCTGGTGGCGGTGGCGCTCATAACAACTTACAACCGTATGCCACCGTCAATAAAGTTATTAAATATTGAGGACAAAATGGATCAACAAACCATGGTGCCAATAACGATCTATCAAGGTGAGACGTTCGCTCCGCCAGCGATATTGTGGATTGATGCAAATAGAACCCCGGTCAACATCTCTGGGTTCACAGCTAAATTAATGGCTAGGGAGACTGTCAACGGTGCAAATCCTCCGGTCATTGATGCCAGGACAAGCAACGGACTGATTGTTATTACAGGGGCCACTGGATCGATACAGATCATTCTTGGCCCAACATTTACCGCCGCTCTGCCGGCGCCGTTTGAGGGCGTATGGGATTTGTTTGTTTATTCGGCGGCAGGCGTGGCAACGCGCCTGGTCGGCGGTACCATTTGCATCAAGGAGCCTGTGACCAGATGATAACCGTTATTCAACGGATACCACAGATCACGATTCAAGAAGGACACAGTCAGATTATCGTCCAGCAGGAAAACGACTTTCCGCAGATAACCGTTATCGAGACATTGGCCATGACGAACATTGTCCCTTTCAGCTTTACCGCAACGACCGATGGACAAACGACCTTCGGCAACCTTCCCGGGATCCCGACAGCCGTGGTTTGCCTTTTTATTATGGGGACAGGCCAAGACCAGGTAGCCGGAGACTTTTCAGTTAGCGGCCTTAACATTGTTCTTTCGGGATCCGCGCCGGCCATTAAAGCCGGAGACTTTGTTTTTGGAGCGATATCAATATGAAAAAAATACTAACGGCATTTACGGCCTTAATTCTTCTTTGCGGTCCAGCACAAGCGGTTCTGACGCCAGCCAGGAACATCTCCGTGGATGCGACGACGTTCTCGAAGAACCTGCACACGACGGATACGGACGTTCAGACGGCTATAAAATCAATGGACACACTGAGCGTTATCTCAAAAGCGACGTCGCTGGAAACGGCACCTACTGTTTGCAATGCTGGGTACTTTGCCAGGGGCGTTGATGTTCGCGGTAACTCTTTAAATTGTACAGCACTTCAAACGCCAATAACAACGGGGAATTTGACGGTGTCTGGTGGTCTTTCTGTGGATGGCGGTACCGGATCCGTAATTGGAAGTGGATCAACCGTCTCGATTGACGGGACACATTACCTGCCCCTTGCGACTGACAAAACATACTGGGACGCTAAACAGGCGTCAATTGGGTTTACACCGGAGAACGTAGCTAACAAAAGCACGAACACGTCCCTCGGCACATCGGACGTTTCATATCCATCCCAGAATGCCGTGAAGACTTATGTCGACAACCATATCTCAGCGGGAGCTTTGAGCAATCTAACTGATGTAACGCTAACATCGCCAACGGACGCCCAGGTTTTGACATATGAATCGTCCAGTAGCAAATGGAAAAACAAACCGGCATCCGGTGGCGGATCAGGCACAGTAACAAGTGTCACCGGCTCAACGCCAATCATCTCAAGCGGCGGGACAACGCCGATAATCTCGATATCGACAACACCATCATTCACCCAGGTATCGGCAACAACGATAAACCAGAACGGGACAAAAGTTGTTTCGACCGCTGGTGTTCCGTTATACATCACGTCAGGAAACATCACGATTGATACGACAAACCTCGGCTCGTCAGTTTCCGGGACTCTGCTCAAGAAAACTGGGAACACCTTGTCAGTCAAAGAGGGAACCTTGACGGACACAAAATACTGCACGTTCTCGTCATCCTCTGGGCTTGTATGCAATTCAAACGGCGGGACAACACTCACGGCCTCGCTCCCGTTATCTATATCGGCGGGAAACTTGAGCCTCACACAAGCTAGCTCTGGTGCTGATGGTTACTTGTCTGCCACGGATTGGAACACTTTTAATGGCAAGCAAGCCGCCGGTAGCTATTTAACAGAGGCTCCATATGATGGAAATTATTACGCTCGCATGAACGGAAACTGGGCAGTCGCACCCAGTGGCGGAACAGTCACTAGCGTAACAGGAACAACTCCGATCACCTGTACCAACAGCTCAACCTCTCCGAATTGTTCAATGACCGCCGCTGGTGCCGCATCAGATGGATATTTATCGTCAGGCGATTATCAGAGTTTCGCCGCCGCCGCCGCTGGGGCTTGGACTGTTTCAGGATCAGACGTTTATCGGCCTACGGGAAACGCTTATCTTTCTACGGGGGCTTTTTTCGTAAATAAGGCCACACCTTATGGAACAGAAAAACTATCCGTCAATGGCGACGCTTATGTAAACGGGAACGTCACCGGATTAAATCTTGTTGCCAATGGCGGCACGATGAGCTGGACAGGAAAGTCCGCCATGAGTTCTGGGACAGACGGCGTTATCACCATGACCAATGCGGCGGTGTCAGATTTTTCAAGGCTTCAGCTTGGCGGTACGTCGTCGGGGTTTCCGTCCTTAAAACGAAGCGGGACGACGGTTGCGTTTAGGACGGCGGATGATTCGGCAGATACGCCTATTACAGCGTCTAATTTAACGCTTAGTGGAACAATATCCGGCATTCAAAGGCTTACGGTGTCTGGTGGAATGACCACAACGAATGACGTAACGATTGGTGGCGCAACAAACGTCTACGCCTCTGCCAATCCCGACTTATTCGTCTTAGGAAACACCGAAGTCGACGGTTCGATCTATGCCGGTGGGACGTTGGTTGCGGCGAATACGGGGGACAGTTATATCTCGGGTAATCTTAGTGTTGGTTCTTCCTCGACGCCAAAAGCAACCCTCGACGTGACCGGGAGCGTTACAACGTCGGGAGATATTTTTGACGTAGCAGCTAAAGCCACAACGGGCAACCGCTTGCTCTGTATTAATAGTACGGGAAAGATATTCTCTGTTTCATCGGCGACGACTTGCGGGGCTGGAACGTGAAGAAAATTATCTTATCCTTACTCTTGGTTTTATTTTCGTTGCCTTGCTGGGCGGGTGTTCAGGATGGGCTTGTTGGGTGGTGGCGACTAGATGAAATAAGCGGGAATGCTAAAGACTCGATCAAGGGCAATACCGCAATACCAACCGGAACGTCTATTCTTTCAGCGTGCCCTAGAGCAGGATGCCGGAATTTTACAGGGCCAACAAACTACTTGGTATTAACGTCAAGTATTTCACTTACAGGCCCGATGAGCGTGTTTGCGTGGGTCAAAGTTCCGTCAACAAATACAATGCAACCGAGTTATGGCGGTGGTGTCATTTTTTCTTATACAGCCAGTAGTTGTAAGGCTGGTGATTTCTTTCTGTCAGTTAATAGCGGTGGACGTGTTCTTTTTACTCAATGCAAGACTGATGGTGATACAACCGCAATGCACTTTTCTTATTCCGGCGGAATAGGCACTTTCGATCAGTGGAATTTAATTGGAGCTACATCGGACGGTACGAATACCGGGATTGATTTTTACCTTAATGGAGTTAGGTATAACAATGATAGTAACACAAACCCGTCGGGATGGGCGGTTGATAAAGTTATCGGAAGAATTTATGATTCACCTGGTTATTATTTTCAGGGTAGCATAGATGACGTCCGAGTTTATAACAGGAAACTTACTACACAAGAAGTCCTCGACCTATACCGTTTCGGAGCAAAGTTCAACCAATGAAAAAATTAATATTCTTTTTATTGCTTTTGATTATTTCAGTTCCGGCATTCGCCGGTGTTCAGGATGGGCTTGTCGCGTGGTGGACTCTTGATAATCAAGATAGCTTGACATCAACAACCGTGCTAGACAAGAGCGGAAACGGGAATACTGGGAATCTTAACAGCATGACGCAAGCCGGAAACAGTATTACCGGTGTGCGTCAACAGGGGTTATCTTTTAATGGGTCAAGTCAATACATTGTAGATACTCAAGTCATAAATGCCGGTTTCGCAACGGTGTCTTGCTGGATTAAGATATCAGCATATCCGGCTTCTAAGGGCCATATTATTGGGTTTATGAATGGTATAGGTTCAGGGACAAAAGATAAAAATCTTTCGGTAGATGCTAATGGTAAAGTTCATTTTTATGTTTATGATGGCACAACAAAAATAACACCTGATCCGAGTGTTACCGTCCCTCTAAATAAATGGACTCATGTAGCCGGTACAACAAATAATTCTTTCACAATTGCTTACCAAGATGGAGTTGAAATTGCTCGTGTAGCAACGAATACTTCTTTTGCTGGATATTCAGTTCCTAATGTTTTCTTGAGTGGATCAACGTCAGACACTGCTTGGAGCGGTCAATGGCTAGCTGGACAGTATGACGACGCAAGAATTTATAATCGGTCATTGTCAGCTCAAGAAATTCTCGATCTCTACCGTCCCGGGGCAATATTAAGAAATGCCAAAATTAACCAATAGGAGCCTCATATGCCATTTCAATTAGAAAAAACTTTACCGTCTGGAGTTGTCGCTGACTTCTGGGTCATTACGGATTTTTCGTTTTCATTGACGGATGCCTATGCAACGGCTTCTCTCTACGTCAATGAGGATGCCTATAACAATGGTCTTGACCCGGTTGATCGTCAGTCGTTCCACTGGGCAAAGGACGAAGGCCCGTATACCAATGACGTGATCCTGCCGATGGTCGAGGCGATCGAGAATATTATTCAGGGTGTGGCGGAGTTTGCTCCGGCCACGAAGATAGCGGATCAGGTAAGGGCGATTAAACTCGGGCCAGTTGGGGTTAAGCCTGTTGAAGAAGGAGCGATGTGATATGTCATTCGACCTTGGTGCAATCATAACGCTGTTTGTTTTTCTTCTGGCTCAATTAATCGCCGGTGTCTGGTGGGCGAGCAAGATGTCGACCACGCTGTTATTCATTAAAGAGCAGATGGACGCACTCGTTAAGGCCAACGCCGGATATGTGACAATTGCTGACCATGCCAAAGACATCGGTCATCTTGAAAAATCATTAGATGCCGTTTGGGAGAGGCTTGACCATCCACACGCCTGCCCAAACTCAAAGGCGAAATCATGACACATACTATCGTCCATAAATTAAAATTTGCGGCAATGCAATTAACTGAGGCCAGAGCATATATCACCAGCGTCTACGCTCTCCAACACCTTGACAACGCTTTTGATGCCATTGAAGAATCAATCGAACAATTAGGGGGAAAATTATTAACTGAACAGGAGGAACGAGTATGAGCGCACGATTTATTATGGCGGTGATGTTTTGCCTTACATTCTGCATTGCCGTTCTGGTGGCAACCTGGGCGTTTGTAAGCAAGACGCTTCCTACAGATGGGTTCCTGGCGATCCTTGGACCTTTTATACTGGTCGTGCGCGAGATCGCGGCGGCCTATTTTGACCGGGCAGACCGGAAACCAACCGAGGGGGCAAAATGAGAAAAGCTATCTTTATGATTTTGGTGGTGCTGTTTATTCAATCCTGGGCCAGGGCCGAGGTCATCCAGAAGGATCCGACAGCAACCGAGGTAATTAATGCCATGGGGGCCCAGGCCGGATATTTCTACGGGATCCGCGCCACGCATGGGTATAGCTATTTAAGCACCAAGCTGGCCATCCTGGGGCCCGAGGCGTGGCATTTAACGCTGGATGGCGGTCTTATATCGACATCTGGAGCCGCCGTAACGGTTAACTACGACCTGATGGCCGGCCTCTCTCTTAATAAGGTCCCCGTTTTGGGTTTCTTTGACGCCGCAAAAGTAGGCGCCGGGGTAATGATTACGAACATAACCGCGTTCTCTGATGGATCCCAGGTCAACGGGGCCGATAATCGGCTCGATGTTGGGCCGTGTATCCTGTTTTCAAAGAAGTTCGGACCACAGGCAGGCAAATAATGGAACTCGGCAAGCCTTCCATATTGAGCGTCCTCGCATGGGTAGCGCTGGTGGCCATAACGGTCTACCTGATCTACGCGGCCACGCACAAGACCGACAGCGAGAACTATACCAAGGGCGCCCAGCACAACGAAGCGACCACAACGATCGCTCCGGTGCAGAATCTATATCCCTTAAGTTTCCCCGGATGCGGCCGTTTTTTGACCATAGAAACACCCGCGGGAACAAAGACCATAGACCAGGACAGAGTAAAGGTTGGTGCTAAATGATGGTTCTCCACGTAATCGCAACACTTGCGCTGGCCACGTTTGCCGGATATTGTTATCGATCGGGTGGATCCGCAACAGGGCTAGGACGCTGGGTGCGCCAGGCCGGCGTGATGATTGCCATGATCCTGGGACTTTGGTCGTGGTTTGGCTGGACGACCTGGATACTTCTAAGCGCTGGCCTTTGCTGGGCAGAGAGTACATATTTTAAACACAAAGGGACCGACGCCACGTTTGTCAATTACTGCATGGCCGGCGCGGTGTTCGCGGTGATTCCTCTCCCGGTCGTTATTGCAACCGGCCTTCATTGGTCATGGTTCTGGTGGACCAGCGCGGTTATCATTCCTTTAACTGGTGTCTGGTGCGTTATTTTTGGAACCGTGATCCCGAACGTCCAATGGTCAGAAGGCGGGCGCGGAGCGATCCAGCTGTTAAGGTTTCTGCTTTTGTTGATTCCGTTTTTAAAATAAATTTCTCCGACCGTCGCCACTCCTCGACGGTATCCTCAAGCCCCGGTGCCTTGCCCGCGCCGGGGTCTCCTTTTTATAATCTTTTTTCTTGACAAATAGAGAGAGTGTGTGAGATACCTTAGAAGGCTTAAGGGAACAGCAACCAAGGAGGCGGGCATGGCATTAACAAACAAAGACAAACGGGCATTAAAAGACGCGCTGTGGGGACAGATTGAAAACATCGTCATGGGGGCAATTGAGAAGACAGGATACCAGCACGATCTGGAGCACCTTGATCCAGATGAAATGACCAAATATCTTCAGAAACTCGTTAACAGCCTATAAGGAGAAACCATGACACAGACAGCGAAGGTAAAAGCGGCGGTGGGGATGATTAAGGCGGTGGCAGACGCGATCAAGGAATTAGGCCGGGTACCCAGCGGGAGCCTTTACGCGACTCTAATGAACCACCTGACGATCGACCAATACAACCAGATCGTCTCGGTTTTAAAGAACGCAGGGCTGGTTAAGGATGTTTACGGTGAACTGGTGTGGCAGGCAAACTAAAAAAGGAGAGGGACATGGGAAAAACGAAGGAAGAAAAAAAGGCAAGGAGAGAGGCAAAGGTAGCAGAGTGGCTGGCTGTGTTTGTTCGGGCATATGAGATCGCCAGGGCATACGGAACAAAGATTGATAAGGCAGTTATCCAGGCCACCGAGGAAACCAATGAGTACATGAACAAGGACTGGCGGGCGATCCCGCAGGACCGGAGCTTTTTTGTTGATTGCCGGATGGAAATGGAAACCAAGCTCAAAGAGGCGGTCTATGCCGCAGAAAGAAGGGCCCATGCAACAGTATAAAGATCCCCAACAATGGATGGATGATGCGCTCCCGGTAGCGATCGGGATCATTTTTGTGATCGTGTTTTCGATTGTGTGCGGCCATGTTTGGGGCGCCGAGATCCCAAAGACCAGAGCCGTCATGGCCGTGATCGGAGAGGCCGAAGGGGAGACTTACATAGGCAAGCTGGCCGTCGCCTGCGCAATCAGGGAAAGAGGAACTCTCCGCGGGGTGTTCGGCGAACACGCGCCCAGAGTGAAGAAGCACTTGTACAGCGTGAAAACCTTTGTGGCGGCCGATAGGGCCTGGGAAGAAAGCCGGGATCCCGGTAACTGCGCAATGACCGATCATGCCGACCATTGGGAAGGGACCGCGTTCCCATTGCCAAGCTGGGCCAAGGACATGAAGCAGACGGCCGTGATTGGAAACCAGCGCTTCTTTAGGGCATACACCCAGGATGAGGAACAGGAACAGATTGACCGGAGGCATGGTCTATGAAGAACGAAAAAAAGATCAACGGATTACAGCTCGGAAAAATATGGGTCGAAGCAGCCGAGGCCGTAAGCAGTAAGGCGTGGGACGCAATCGAGATTAAGCACAGGCAACAGGTGGCCGCAAACAGGCGAATGGTCAGCTACGGAATGGCGATCGTGAAGAAGCCGTACCCAAAACGCCTGGACCTGTCCGAGTTCATCGAAAGAATTATATGGAACCATGATGCACAGAGGATTGGCGCGATCGAGGCGACCGGGATGATCGTTAAATACATTCAAAATAACTACAGGCGCCGGCGTAAAATTTCTTGATTTTATAGAGAGAGTGTGTGTTATTGTAGATGTTCAATTAAGGGGACTTATGAGCGCATCATCTAGGCACGAATATAAAAAAAGGGGGATGTTAAAATCCACAAACCGAGGGGACAGAACTGCTCAGTCAATGCGGTGGAGAAAGAAAAATATAATAAAAAACCGGGCACAGCAAGCAGTTTATAGGGCAATGGTTTCCGGTAGAATTGTGAAACCCGAAAAATGTTCTAAGTGTATAGAAAAAAGCCATCACATCCACGCGCACCACGATGACTATAGCAAACAATTAGAGATTCGGTGGCTGTGTTTTAATTGCCACAACGACACACACAAAACAAACGAGAAAGGAGAGAAAAAAATGGCTGAAAAAATCAAATGTCCGAAAGCCGAATGCCCAAACCCGTCGATGGTCTATTTTCGTATCAGGACCGGGGACTTTCATTGTCGCGGATGCGGTAACAATTTCAAGATTAAAGAGAACAAAAAGAAGTAAGAACACCGCCCGGCAAGGGGCGTCAACAGGAGATCACAGTGAAGATAACAAAGCTAAAGATCAGGAACCTTTTCGGGATCAGGTGCTTCGATTCAGACGGGAAGGACATCGAACTAAACGGCCGCAAGGGCGTAGGCAAGACATCGATCATCGATGCGATCAAGTATGCGCTGACGAACAAGTCCGATCGCGATTATATCATCACCCAGGGAGAACAGGAAGGTGAAGTCCTGATCGAGACAGACACCGGCCTGCGCGTGAACCGCAAGACCAGGACCGAGAAGGCCGATTACAAGTCGATCAAGCAGGGCGTGGAAAAGGATGAGAAGACCGAGAGCTTCCTGCGCGAGATCTTCACGGAGCTCCAGCTGAACCCGGTAGAGTTCGCGGCCATGGACAGCAAAGAGCAAAACCGGATCATTCTGGACCTGATCGAGTTTAAGTGGAACATGGGCTGGATCAAGGACCAGTTCGGTGAAATCCCGCCAGAGATCAACTATGACCAGAACATCCTCTGCATCCTTCATGACATCCAGGCCGAGGAAGGGTTCTACTTCCTAAAGCGCCAGGACCTGAACCGCGAGATGCGTAACAAGCAGTCGTTCATCGCAGAGATCGGATCCGCGCTCCCAGAAGCATACAGCGCGAGCCATTGGCAGGCCGTGAACCTGGGTGACCTTTACAAGAAGATTGAGAAGATCCGGTCAGACAACGAATGGATCGAGAAGGCAAAGCGGGCCGTGGCCGGCCGGGACAACAAGGTGCGGAGCTTCCAGGCAGACTACGAGATCGACAAGTCAG